ATGATAGCTTATAAAAACAACGGCGTATCGGCGGCATTGATACGGAAGACGACAGGAAAAAAAGAAGAGTCGAAAGGGGAATGCCCAATATACTGGCGCGTGACGTACATGAGGGAAGCGAAATACTATTTTACCGGTAGCAAATTTTCAGAAAGCGACTGGATGGATTTGGTTGAGAGGGATTTGGCAAAACACAGGGATACTAAAAAAACCTGGCAGCGATATTTTGATAACACCCTCCGGAAAATCATCGATGATTTAGTAGAAAAGAATGAATTTTCTTTTGACACTTTCGAGCAACGTTTGGGCAAATCTGACATCCTGAACCTCAATGACGCATTCAGGGGAAAGATAAGCCAATTAATGGCCGACGATAGAGTTAATTACGCCGAAAGCTATTCTTCCACGCTAAGTAATCTTGAACGTTTCAAAGGTTCAAAAATATCTTTTCAAACCATCACCCCGGATTTTCTCCGGAGATTTGAAAAATATCTCATAGAGTCCGGCAAATCGGTGACGACAGTTGGTTTTTACATGAGAAACATCCGAACGGTGATAAATTCAGAAAAATACCTGTCCGGCGAAAAATATCCGTTTGGAAGAGGTAAATATGTGATACCAAAAGGGGAGCGGAGAGAGCTCGCGCTTGAATTAAGCCAGATCCACATGATACAGGCATATAAATGCGGGGATCCTATAAAGCTTTACCGTGATTTATGGTTGTTCTCCTTTTACGGTAACGGCATTAACATGACAGACATCTGCAGGTTAAAATATGACGAAATCAAAAACGGAGAGATAACCTTCATACGGAAAAAAACCAAGGAAAAGCGGCGCAAGGTTGTCCGGATATTCATACCGATAACAACCCCTCTCAAAAAAATCATAAAAGAGTATGGCAACAAAAACAAAGAGGGTTATATATTCCCGTTTTTAGATGGCATCCAAACCGAAAAACAAAGGGTTCGTAAGATCGCAGATATTACAAAGAACGTAAATGAAGCGATTCAGCTCATCGCGAAGGATTTAAAGCTTCCCGATAACATAACCACATACGCGACCAGGCACTCGTACGTAACCATACTGGAGCGTTTGCATGTTCCGAGGGTATTCATCCAGAATAGCCTGGGCCACACGGATGAAAGCGTCACGGATAGCTATAGTAAAATGGCGGAGAGGGAACTGAGGTTTAAATACAATACATTGCTTCTCCCTATGGGTGATGGTGAAATTGTAAAAGACTTGGCGAATAGGGCAAAAACAGAAATTATATTAAACTGATAAAATATGAAAGACGATAGCACTCCCTTTAAGGGCATGGGATCCGTTCAGTATGGAGACATCGACGACCTGCTGGCGTACCTCGCATTGATCCCAAATGAGGGACGTATGGTCAAGATGTGGGAGAGATCCATCGAAAAGCAGTTGGCCAATTACAGGCATAAGCGCGCAATTTACGATTTTTGGGATCTTGGCGAGATGCCGGAGGGTCTGAGTCCGGAGGACAAAGAGTCTGTTAAGAGAGAAATAGTGCAGATTTCAAAACGTATTGCGTCCGATATCGAGGAAGTTAAAGGCACACTCGGCATAGATTTAAGTCCTGAATATGCTGATGACTTGGCCTGGCAATTCACATATACTGAAAAGAATCCGATACTATTAAAAGCTATTGCGGGCGATAACCCGAGAATTGGCGGTAAATTCCTACGGGTATTAACAGAGAGACAAATTGAATTTTTGTTTAACGAGCTGACTCGCGTTCGAGAAGTAAAACCTATTGGAAAAATGAGTTTCATGGAGGGTGACTTAAAGGACTTTAAAGCGATGTTCACTGGTGAGGGGATCGATCCCGGAAACTTCAAACCCGTTAACTGGCTGCCGGGTGATAAAATAACGCTCCGGGTGTTAATTTGGGGGCAAGCTCCAATAGGTATTGATAAATATCCAGAACCGATAATCGGGCTTAAAAGTAATAATCTGAAAGAAAAAGATATACCAAAAGTTTGCCAAACATTTTTTACACATAAAGGAGAACTAATCTCTGGCGCCGCAATTAAAAATAACCCGGCCAAGCTCGAAAACGACCCGATATTTGAAGAACTGTATGGAATACTCAAAAAATTTGCGACCATTGGAGATTAAGTATTTAAGCTAAAAGCGACCTAAAAACAAGTAAAAGCGACCCCTAAAAAGGTCGCTTTTTCCATTGATAATCAGTTGTTTATTATAGTTTTACTCCTTTTCTTTGTATCAGAAATCAACTCAAAAACAACAAGGATATGGATGATTTAGTTTTACTTAAAAAAGGAGATTTGGCCGACTTGATTGATACGGCCATAACCAAAGCATTGGCAAGGAATAAACCCGCCGAGCAGGTACGTAAAAACACACTCTCCCTTGACGAAGCCGTGGACTATCTCAACGAAAACGGCTTTTCCGTCGCAAAAAGCACCATTTATAAGCTCACATCAACAAACCAGATACCTTTTCACCGATTCGGAGGACGAAAGATTGTATTTCGTACCGACGAACTGGACGAGTGGGCCGGTGAACAGTTGATCCCTGGAAACAACTCCGTTTGCCATAATGTTGCGCGCTCCGCAAGACGAAAAATGTAAAAAATCCAAAGATGATGAACAGATCAGATTCCACAGGTGAAGTTCTTAATGAGGTGACACTCTCCCGCACAACGCAGCAGGGTGGCTTTGGCGTGTCTACTCAGAAAAAGAATGAAATGGATGTAACGCAAGACGGGAGCTTACAGATCGCGACGGGGACATCGAGAAAAGAGCTCTATTGGAAAAACACGGAGATGCTATGGTCGGATTTGCTGAAAAAGTTATCAGTAACAACCAGAACACACGAAACTCAGGCAGAATTTACAAAAGCGCAGAAGCCTCGCAAGGATGAAATAAAAGACGTGGGAGGGTTTGTGGCCGGCACACTGATCAAGGGCCGTCGAAAGGCGGAGAACGTGCTCGAGCGTTCAATGTTAACGCTTGACGCAGACTTCTCTAAAAGCGGACTGTGGGACACCTTCACGCTGATGTATGACTGTGCAGCTTGTGTGTATTCTACCCACAGCCATACACCCGAGAAACCCCGACTAAGGCTCATTATTCCTTTATTGAGACCAGTTGGCCGGGATGAATACGAAGCCATTGCCAGGAAGATAGCGGGCGCCGTTGGTATTGATGATTTTGACGATACCACCTACCAAGCCGAAAGACTCATGTACTGGCCTTCTACTTCGAAGGATGCGGAGTTCCTGTTTGAATACCAGGACGGTGAATGGCTCGACCCCGACGCGGTGCTTGCCGAGTACATAGACTGGCGTGATGCTTCTCAGTGGCCCGTCAGCTCACGCGTCTCCCACGTTATTACAAGAGAAATCAGAAAACAGGAAGACCCGACCGAGAAAAAGGGAGTAGTGGGGGCATTCTGCCGGTCCTACGATATTCACGAAGCGATAGAAACATTTCTCGCGGATCAATATGAGAAATGCGACACCGGCGGCAATAGATACACATACTTAATGGGAAGTACCGCCGGTGGGCTGGTGACATATGACGATAAATGGGCTTTCTCCCATCACGGCACTGACCCCGCATCCGGGAAGTTGTGCAACGCATTTGACTTGGTACGTATCCATAAATTCGGACCCATGGATGAGGATGCAAAGCCCGGCACACCCGCCTCAAAACTTCCCTCTTTTCAAAAAATGCAAGATCTGGCTGCCTCTGATGAACTGGTGCGATTGCGAATAGGTAAAGAGCGGCTACAGTCGGCGCAGGGGGATTTCGCGGACTGCACGGAAGACCCCGCTGAGATCGATGATGAGGAGCTGGAGTGGGTGAAAAACATGGAAATCGACAAATCGGGCAATAATATCCAATGTATTGGTAACTCTTTGTTGATCATGCTTAATGATCCTCCAATTGTTCGCGCGGGATTGAAACACAACGATTTTGCGCAAACGCTTGACGTTCGCGGATCGCTTCCCTGGAACAAACCAAGCTCCGAACAGGGTAAATGGTCAGATTACGATTATGCCGAGCTGTTGGCTTACATGGAAAAGAAGTGGGGTATCACATCGGAAAGGGTGATCAAAGTGGCATTGAAAAGCGTATTTTCCCGTCAGAGATACCATCCGGTGGTCAATCACCTGAAAACCTTGAAATGGGACAGGAAGAAGAGGCTGGAAACATTGATCATCGATTACCTCGGGGCGGAGGATAATGAGTACACCAGAGCTGTGACGCGCAAGGCACTGACTGCAGCCGTTGCGAGAGTTTTCCGGCCCGGGTGCAAGTTCGATTATGTGCTGGTGATAGTTGGTGCCCAGGGCATAGGAAAGAGTATGCTTGTGCAGGGTCTCGGGTACGCGGACCATGAAGATAGAAACTGGAGCAGCGACAATTTCAGTCTGTCGGGGCGCGGCGATAAACGCGACATCGAGCAACTACTGGGTGTGTGGATAATGGAGATTCCTGAACTGGCGGCACTCTACGGAAAAAACGCCGACGCGATCAAGAGCTTTATATCCACCCGCCAGGATGAGGCGAGACTCGCATATAAAGAGGAAAAAGGATACTTCCCCCGACAGTGTATTTTCATTGGAACGACGAATAACGTGGACTTCCTTTCCGATAGCACAGGTAATCGCAGATTTTGGCCAGTGGTTACTGGAAAGCAAAAGCCTACCAAAAACGTGAAGAATGATCTGCCGGCTGAGGTGGATCAGATATGGGCCGAAGCGGTCGAGAACTATAAAGCGGGTGAAGCTCTCTACCTGGATGATCCGAAGCTGGAGGCGTTCGCAAATGCCATGCAGGAGCAACACCGTGAAAAAGACTCCTGGGAGGCCACAATCGCTGAATTTTTGGAGACACCAGTACCGTCAGACTATTGGGAGAATCCCGGATTTGTTAATGATTTCGCAGCGGATAAAACGGACTGGGTTCTCCGGGATAGAGTTACAGTAGAGCAGATATATCGCTATGCACTCGGAGAATTTAAAACCGTTGACACCATCCAAGCCAAGAGGATCCGAAAAATTATGCGCGGTTTCGAAAATTGGGAGGAATATCCATCACGCATCAAAGGCGTGCAGGTGAGGATGTACCGGAGAATTGAAGCTGTAAAAGCAGCTTCAAAATGTGACGACGAGGCTGCAGCTTGTGAAATATCAGCTGCAACAGCTTCAAAAATAAAATATAAAGGTAGCTGATTTTACAGCTTGTAACTATTTTAATATCAGATATTTAAAATGAAAGCTTCAAAGCTACATGATTTTATAGAGTTATTTTTTGATTTAAAGAGAATAAAGGGCAAAAAGGGCCTTAAATCCTTTAAATCCTTTATTTGGGTATGTGAGTTAACAAAAAACGGTAGTTTTTGCAGCTGTCACAGCTAAAACAATATTAAACAGTAGGAGAATACAACTATGGGCTTAAAAAAGGATTTGATCAGACAGATGGCGCTAAGCCATGTTGAAGAAACAAAATGGAATGATATCTGGGAGTCCAGAACGCACATTTTTATTTTCAATAAGATTGATGACGACATGAAGGTTAAACGGAAAAGGGCCTCAAGAAGGGCGATTGTACCGGGTCGTGAAGATTGACTTAAACATTACAGGAGATTTTGATATGAAACAGATTAGTACTATTCGCCGCATTGTGATGCAAAAAGGGGAGCGCGCGTATTGCAGGGGTTTTGCCCAGGCTGTATTTTTCGCAGCGCAGAGGCTGATCACGCCGGGACACGCGGCGCAGTTCGTCCGCGATGGTGAGGCTGAAGACTGGAGCCGCCAGATTGACCCGATCACCGGCCAGCCAGTGATCGATTATTTTCCTGCTAGACATATTTCAGATGTATGTATGATCGAGATTGCAAAGTGGAAAGGGCTGGAGTCCGAGATCGCCAAGTTATGGGAGAAACGGTACCGCGACGGCTTTTACGATGGCTGGACCGCATTCCGGAAAGGCGAAGTAGATCTCTATGATGCAACCCGATATAGGTATGAGGCAGCTCGAAGTGGTTTTAAACGTCACAAGGACCCTCTCACCCGGGAGACTATCGGGCTTACAACCGCCACCCTTCGAGCGATGAATGGAATGCAGAACCGCGAGAGTCTGAGACAGCTATTTTAAACCTGACGTATTTTAAAAAAACATATGATGAGAGTTCAAAAAGGAAATGACTTTAAAGTGACCTGGGTGATCATGGAGGACGAACTTACACCGTTGAACACTGAAGGCATTTATGACGAGGTTCTGATCCTGGCGTGTTACAAAATAGAGAAGGAGCTCATCACTGGTGTGAACCGAACGGATAATAGCATCCGGATTGAAATCACTCCAGTTTTGGCGCCCTACCGAGGGGAGTATTCTATCGAATGGCGCTATAAGCAGTCCGGCCCTGCATTTCGCGGCGGTTACAGGAATAGGGCCATTGACGCAAATATCTTCTCTATCGTGGACTGGTCCTACCAGTCGGACGGTCGGGATTTCACGGTAACGACCATTCTCACGAAGTGACTAAAAAAAAACAAATGATAAACAGACTGATGCAAACATTTAAAGCCAATTACAAAATGAAAAAGATCGAATTCAAAGACTCCGGCAAAGCCGCCAGCGAAAAGAATCAAGTTGCACAATTCTGCCGGATCCTAAACGAGAACCTGCGCGCACTGAGAAAATTCAACAAGGTTACCCATCTTATCGATGAGACGAACGTATTTGAAGTAACGACCGCAGAACGGGATTCCGGATCCCGGGGAAAGTTATCGCGTATTGTCAGCACCGCCACCCCGTTTGGCGGTATCAATGCCACGGATGAGAAAGTAGACGAAATTCTCTATGTTCTAACCACCACCAACATGACCGAAAGAAGAGGCAAATACCCCCGGTTCGGAAATATCGCACCGTTGAGATCCATAGAACCCCCAATCATTGATGGAAGAACCTGCAGGGGATCCGACTTCGTGATCAAAAAGGATGAGGCACTTCCCACGGACGCCCTACTGGATTGGATCGAGACAAACAGCCTTTACAGTGTTGAGAACGAGGCACAGGAGAAGGTGTACAACCTGTCCACAGCCATCGCCCGGAACTTCCAGGAGCTGGCCATGGTCTACGCAAGGGAGGGTAAAGTGTTAGACCGTAACCTATTCATGCGCCAGCTTTTCATGATGGGAGACGTGCTGGATTACCGGATGGATGAAAAGACCTTATTTGTGAGCATTTTGCCATTATTCAAGTGAAGTTCGTGAGCCGGGAGTAAGTAGCTCACAGCTTGCAACCGGCTCTTTTATAAACCCTGCAGAGGATGGTAAAGGTAAGTAAGGAAATGGAGGACCATACGCTGGAGCAACTATGGCAGCGCATGTTCGGCCATCTGAAAACTCAGAGAGTGAAGTTAGATCTGACAAAGATTGCCGAGATCCCGGCCGAGGAACCACGCAAGCCTGTGCCGAAGAAGCAGCTTGTACCAAAGAAGATCCTTATTATCGAACCAGACCAGCGGTGTATGAATGTATTGGCAAAAAACTGGGCAAAACTAAAGGAGATGGTGATGATCAGGGAAGGGCCCTTCAGGACGTTCAGAGCGTACAACAGCGAGGACGTGATGATCGAGACATTCGAATATGTCATCCGGGATGAACAGGTAAAGGGTGCGAGCGAGGAAGAGATCATTGATCTATTCATGTACAGATTCGATAATCTGATGTGGTCGGCTAAAATGGATAAGGCCCTGGAGCGGCAGATACTCGCCCGCGGTGAGATTGATCCAAATGTTTTTGAAAGCAACAGTGACAGTGAATAACAAAATGATATACCGGTATTGACAAAATGATAGTAATATAGGGAGGTGGGTATAAATTTGACAAAATCGAGCTTCGGAAATCCCCACCAAAACGGCTTCACACGCGCGGCATTTTTTCAAAAATCCATTTTTTAGTTAAAAAGTATCAAAATGATAATATTAATTTTTTAAACGATGAACAAAAAAACAGAAACTGAGATCAGGCTGACCGGTTCCGAAGTAAGAATCGGAACCGGCAGCAAAGGAAAGGAATCCGGCCGGAGGGTCGAGGGGTACGCCCTTCTTTTCAACACACCCAGTGACGCGCTGGATTTCGAGGAGGTTATTATCCCCGGCGCCCTGGATGGTGTGATAGAAAAAAGCAATGTATTCGCTCTGCTCAACCACGACTCGAGCCGGGGCATCCTTGCAAGGTGCAAATCCGGCAAGGGAACGTTAAAGCTGGAGATTGACAGCAAAGGGCTACTCTATTCGTTCGACGCCCCCAACACGGCATTGGGCGACGAACTGCTGGAGTACCTGAAACGCGGAGAAGTATCTGAATCATCTTTCGCCTTCACGGTCAAAGAGGACATTTGGGAAAAGGTAGGTACAAAGACCAGGCGGACGATCAAGAAATTCGATGAGCTCTTCGATGTTTCGCCGGTGTACGACGCCGCGTACTCGAAGACAACCGTCTCAGCCCGGGCAATAGACCGGAAGGCAAAAGCCGAAGAGCTGGCCGAGTATTATGCAGAATTAAATAAATGGATTGACCAAATAAATTAAAAAAAAAATGAAGACAAAACAATTTTCAAACGGGGCCATGGATCTGGCCGGCAAAAGCTATCATTTGAAGTACAACATCCGTGCAATCGTGCTGTTCGAGAAAATAGCCGACAAACCCTTTACACTGGCGTGTACGTCCGACTGGGTGATATTCCTGTACGCGATGTTGCTATCGGGAGCACATGGAGCAACGCAAGAAGCAACGATTACGTTTGATGACTTCGTGGATGCTATCAGTCAGCAGCAGATGAAACAGGCGATTGCCTGGACGAGAGAGCAGATGGAAAACGAAGCAGAAGCAGTTTAATTTTTTAAATAGTAAATCTTATGAATAAAGAAAAATTTTCAATCAGAGAGGCAATTATCGCCCAAATGGAAAGACGCGCAACTGTCGATCCACAGTTAAGTGAAAGACATTACCGCATCAGGGGAATCAATGCGGCCACAAACTGCACCCTCATACCTATTTCAACACGTGCGGCACTAACCGCGGGAGGTTCTCCGATAATGCAAGAGGATAAGCAGGGTTTATTACTCCCGCTGGAGGACAGTCTGGTTTTGGCCAAAGCGGGAGCTACGGTCATGACGGGATTGACTCACGACGTGCGTTTTCCGAAGCTTACGTCAGTTAGCGTCACGTGGGCAGGCGAAAATGAAGCGGCATCCGACGGAGCCGGAGAAACACAGAAGGGTCCTTTGTTTACCCCCAAACGCCTAACCGCGAAAATCCTTATCTCGAAACAACTGCTCTCGCAGGACGGCATCGGGATAGAAAATTACCTCCGGACACTCCTGTCGTCCGCCATCCTGCATAAGGTGGAGGAGGCGGCGTTCAGCGCATCCGCCGGTGTTACGGACGTTCCCGACGGCATGTTTGACGACGCGGAGAGTCTGGGCGATCTGACGTGGGCAAATGTTGTCAAGCTGGAAACAGACGCGGACCTGGCCAATTCGCTCATGGGGAATGTGGCTTATATCACACACCCGTCAATTTTCGGCACCTTGAAGAGCCGGCTAAAAGATGCCTCCGGAGCCGGAGGGTTCATCGCCGAGACCGGGCTTAACGGTTACCCGGCATACCGGACGAACAACATCCCCAGTGAGATGGGGGTAGGCTCGGACGAGTACGGAATCGTGTTCGGTAATTGGGCCGACTACTTTGTAGGCCAGTGGGGTGCGGCCGAGCTGATCGCGGATCCCTACACTCTGGCCACCACGGGAATGGTAATATTGACGGTTAATTCCTATTGGGACATGGGTTTTATCCGTTCGGAGTCATTCTCGATTTATTCAACAAAATAACAATATTATTCTGTTTCAAAATTCCCGCTCCGGTTCGTGAGAATAGGACGGGTTTATAACACTTAAAAATGAATAAATATGATAAGATATCAGAGCGGTATGGCTGAGTATATCGGCAAGACTTTCGAAAAACTCCTGAACCAGGTGCAGGCTGTGACCCTCAGCGAGACGATCACAAGGAATTTGATGCAGGATCCATCACGGGCCACGGGTGAACTAAATTTCAAAACGCTCGTGCATGCGCTTCACGTTTATTACAAGGCTTCCGCCATTTTAGATTGTGATGTGGTGTTCGTGAACGGTGCGTTCTGGGTGATAATCAAACCCTTTGACAGGGATCAGTTCGAGGCGGCGATAGGCGCCCCGGGCTTGAATTAAATACAATTAAAATTCAATATTTATGGCAGATTTGATGACAAGAATATTACTGAATGACAAGCAGTTCAGTGATACGCTCGACAAGAGTAAAAAACAGGTAAACGGTTTTGAGAAGGTCGGAGGAATCGCCTCCGGAATGATCACAAAAATGGCGGGGGCCTTTGGCGTCGCCGCGACAGCGACAGAGTCGTTCAGGAAGATCATCAATTCCACGCAGGGCAATACTGACCGGTTCAACTCCGTAATGGAACAGGCCAAGGCAGGCGTGGACTTCTTCTTTGATTCGGTCGCAACGGGAGACTTCAGCAACATGCTGAAAGGCTTTGACAACGCCATCGCGCGGGCGCGGGAGCTTTACGACGCTATGGACACGCTGGGTGACATGCAGGCCGGGTGGACGGATGTGGAAAACGAGTATCGCACAAAGATCAATGAGAATATAGCGGCCATCTACGACACAAACACGCCGTTGGCCGACCGTAAGGCGATGATCGAGGAGAACCAGAAGTATATAGCTCTTCTGGAGCAGAAAAGCAAAGGGATCGTCGCCCAGACCGCCGCCGCGGTAGTGGCCACAGCACGACGCGAGGCACAGATGGACAATGTGACCGAGGAGGACGTAAAGCGGTACCTGCAGGGCATATCCATGCACGACGACGCAGAGTTTTATGCCTACCAGGGTAAACGCGCCGACCTGACCCGGAGATCAAAGGAGACGATATCGGCCACGGCGAGCGGTAACTGGGGCACATCGACGATGTCAACGCCGACGGAGGATGCAATTTTAGCGAAGCGGCAGCTGGAGAGTCTGAAGGCGAATAATGCTGAAATGGAAAAGTATTACCGGATCAACGAGTTGATAAGCGATACGAAACGAACGGAAATTGTGCAGTTGAGGCAACAGGGGCGCGCCATCGAGAACAACATCGCCGCATTGAACCGTCAGCAGGCCACGGTGGAGCGCAGGTATGGCAAAGAACGTGGGGGCGAAGGATTCACCGGTAGTGGAAACGTGGCGGCACTCATCCCTTCCGGATCAATCGCAGAGCTGGAGAACCAGATCGCGGAAGTGAAGAAAAACTTCCTCAACGCTACAACGGACGAGGCAAGACGGTCCGCCGACGAACTGATCAAAGTGTTGGAGGCAAAAAAGGCGTTTATCGAGATAGGGTTCAAATACCCGGGAGGAGTCGGAAATATCAAACCGGTCGGCAAATTCGCCAATGTAGACAGCAAATTTACTGACCTTGACGGCAAAATCAACTTGCCGCACATGGATATGAATGACAAGATAGAACCTTTCGGGGAGGTTTCGTCTTATTCTGATTATGTAAGGCAGATTGCCAAGCAAAATGCCAACCTTATCGATACTTTCACCGGTATCGGCGATGTGATGTACGGCATGGGCGACATACTTGGCGAGAGCGCGGGAAAATGGCTGCAGTGGGGGGCTAATCTTTTGAGCACAATAGGGAAAGCGATCCCGGCGCTTGCGGCGCTAGCCGCTGCGGAGGGCTCTTCGGCTGTCGCTGGAATACCGATCGTCGGCCCCATCATGGCAGTAGGAGCAATGACATCGATCCTTGCCGCATTTACAAGCTTACCCAAGTTCGAGTTTGGCGGGATTGTCCCGGGTAACTCCTACTCCGGCGACAGGATGCTCGCACGGGTCAACTCCGGCGAGCTGATCCTTAACAGGGCTCAGCAGAACAACCTTGCCGGGGCGTTGCAGAGCGGCACGAACGGTAAGGTGAGATTTGAAATAGAAGGCAGCCGGTTAGTCGGCATACTGGAGCAGGAAGCGAGAAAAAGAGGCAGACGATGAGTTACGGACTAAAATATATGGCTGACCGTAGGTTTTTCCTTTTTTTAGTTTCCTGGGAGTTTACGCGAGAATATAACTAAGTCGTGCTATATGTTTTTTTTTTGCCAGGGAGAGGCGCGATGTGAATCGTGTCTCTCTCGTTCTTTGCATCGATCCGCATAAAAATGACGCAAAAATGATACAGAAAAAAGGTAAAAAAAGGGCATTTTTTATCGGTTTTTAAGCATTATTTGACAACTCCAGAAAGGTCTTTCCCCAGAGATTGGGCAAAAAAAAACCGCCCCCGGGTTGGAGGACAGTCTTACCTAAATAAAAAACGGCCTGAAAAATCAACTTTTTTCATCAATGCTCAGACGAATTTCTTCCCCACACTTCGGACAGTTGATAGCAGTGATTTTTTTATACTTCTCAATGGCCGCAGTATCGAACAGCTCCGTAATATCGACCTCGAGTACTTCGGCGATCTTTTGAAGCGTACTTATTGTAGGGTTACCGTGTGCCTGCCTGGTCAAAGTATCCCTGACAATTCCCAGCTTATCGGCGAGCTGCTGCATGGTGTATCCTTTTTCTCTTGCTATTTCCTTTATTTTTAGCATCTGTACTATGTTTTTACGACTTCAAAATTACACATTAAAACTGCAATACAACATTATAATATCGTTAAATAAAATTAAAAACTGCATTTTGATGTATTTATATTTTGATAATACGATATTATAATGTAGCTTTGTGGGAAATAAACGATATTCATGCACATAAGTAACAATTAAACGTACAAGCAATGGAAAAAAATTACATCACTCCAACTAAACAGCGCCCGGTCTTTCAGGTATGGAACACCTACGCCGGTTATGTAGTGACTGATTACCGCACTTACATGGAATGGAAGATAAAGAGCGACATCTGCCACGTGGTCGGAGAAACCACCGCTATCGATCTGCCCGGAGCAATGGAAGCGCTGTTCTCCCACATCAAGTTAAATTTGGGCATGACTAAATCGGCATTCGCCATCGAGATGCTGGACGGCACCATGGATAAGAACGGCGAACCGAAGCGCACCAGGATATTCACCATATCAATGAGTCAGGCGCTCGAGTACGGACTATATGGAGAACTGGAAGATCTGCACGAACAGGACAGACCCCACAAACCGGAAAATCACCATTACAGCAAACCCGCTTTATCGTTCACTGAACCAGACATCGCTGACGATGCAAGAGTATCGATTGGGAAGGCCGCGCAGCTGCTCGGCATCCACCGGAGCACCCTTCTCAACCACACTAACAACGGCTATATCAAATGTATATTCCACAGGGTAAACAAGAGAAGGCTGTATCAGGGAAAAGAACTTAAAAGATATTGGAAGTCACACTCGTGATCGGAGAGGCCCGGAGTAAAAAAAATGATTATCAGAACAAAAACAAAAAAAATCTTCAAGCGTGAAGAGCCGGGCCGATCCGACCACATAAACCATTTAAACATAGGAGGGCTTAACCATGATCAGGCAATTCAAGCAAGGTAATTACGCAGAGGTACGCGGCGCCATTGTTCGCAAGGGAGATCTTATCGTGATATCCGGAGTTGTGGGAATACTCCACACCGACTACGATCCGGACTATATGGAGCTGGAGACGGAGGGAGGATCCTTGCACACCCATTTCGGATACGCCGAGGTTGTTAAGCTACGGAGAATAGAACACGCTAACGGCATCAGAGGTTTAAATCTCAAAAAAGCACGGACATGGCGAGAATTGAAAATGAAATAGTAAAGGCTATGCTGGAGTTTTCGGATCTGGAAACAATACAAGGCCCTAAAAGAATAACTCGTGAGAGACTAATCGACCTTGCAAGTCAACTGGAGGGGATTATGCGGGAGCTGCTGGAAGCGTCCGAGGCTCCTGCCCCCAACCCCAAAAAGCGGAGAGACTCGCACGACACATGAATAACCTCCAGAAAAAAATAAATAAAAAACAAAGAAATTGAGTATTAATCATTTAATTTTTTAGACTTATGACACAAAATTTAAAAGAAGATCAGCAATTTACGGTAGACACCTACGTGACCAAAGCAAACGACTTTAATTTTTCAATTTATGAACATGGGGCTTCGCTGGATGGCATAATGGATCTATGCACGTTCTATGAGGCCGGAACCCTTCCCCTCTCCCAGGATGAGCTCAAAGAGGCTTTCTACAAAGTTAAAATGTTTATCCGGTCAACCAGAAACGATCTGGAGAAAACCGCGACTGACCTCAACGCATTTATGTTTCGGCCGGAACTACTTAAATTATTGGGAGCAGGCAAAACCTCCTCTCTCGTGAACGATGAAAAATGAAGCCACATTGAGCGAGGGTACAAAAGATTATCTGGCGGCCTATCGGATGGTCGATAATGGTGTCGATTTAGCTGTGAGACAAGTAGAGGAATATTGGGGCGCGGACGCGGTCGATTCTATGACGGAAGGTCTGATCGAGAAACTGGACGGTTTGCGGGATGAAATCCTAAAACTCATGGCAGCCCAGATATCGCAAAAACTATTAGCATCAGTCAGCAGCACCGCCATATAA